AAAGTTTTTAAAAAGGGGGCGGCGCTCCCCCGCCACTATGCTTGTAACCCGCTGCTTACGCTGCTGAGTCCCACTTAACTATCCGCGCATCTTGTTGGTTAGGGTGGCTTAAACCGAAACCTTCGAGGGCGTACCAAGCGATACCTCGACCGCGACCGTAGTCATCTGGAATCTTACCGCGAATTTCTTCTGGAATCGCGATACCCTCTGCAACGGTGTCGTTACCCATGAAGAAGATCCAATCTGATTTCGCGTTGTTCCAGATGTCTGCTGTGCCTGTCTGCGCGTTAAACGTGGTTGAATCCGTAGCACCACCCTGCGGTATGTGCGTTTGTTCAACAAAGCGCACACCTCTGTAACGCCCTACTTCACCGTTTTTCAGCATCACTAGACCGGTTTCGGAGTACTGTTGAATGCTTTCTAAATCCGATTTTAACTGGATTAATGCAAACGGACGTGAGATTGCCAAATAGTCGCCATTCTCATACGCTGGAATACCGCGTTCTTTCATTTGAGTAACGATCGGCTCTACGTGACCTTTACCGAAGGCTACGTTGTTGGTAGTGTTCGGGGTTCCATTAACAGTCCAATCTACTGAAGTCGTTGACGTACCAGAGGTAGGTGAAACTCTCAACGGTGTTTTGTTGAACTCGGACCAAGCCGCCACGTCGAACGCTTCCGCTACGTCAATCTTCAACAATTTGTTGATGATTTCTTTAACGGGCTGTTCAGATAAGTCATCCAATTTGCCGGTGTAGGGCACCGCTTGACCAAACTCGGTGATAGTTCCGAACATTTGGGTGACTTTAAAGCCAGATTCAGGCATTCTTTCAGTCTCATCAATCTGGCGACCTTTGGTTGCCAATTTTGAATAGACGTTCCAATACCATTTTTCGCCGCGACCTTTACCTACTAACGGTTTGCCGTCGGCATCATTCTCTTTTACATCACAAAGTTGACGAAACTTTACAATAGGAAGGTTTTGTAGGCGTAAATATTCCGAAAGATTCGGTGCCCACATATACCCGCCTTCGTCAGCAACAGCCCAAACTTGACCACTCATAATTTTTTACCTTCTAAATTAATGTCTCTCGACAAGTTAAATGTCTCTCGACAAGTTAAATACTAAGCTTGCCCTCTTTTACGCTTCATTTCGGTGATAGCATCACTTCTGTTAGGCGCTTTTGGAGGCTCTGGCGGCATTTCTTTTGCCGACGCAGACGCGGGTGTAGATGGGATTTCACGTTTTTTTACGTTTCTATCCTCCATATCTGGAACTTCCACCTCCGTTGGAACAGGTGCTTCAGGAGCAGCAGCTTCAGGAGCAGCAGCTTCAGGAGCAGCAGCTTCAGGAGCAGCAGCTTCAGGAGCCGGTTCCATAACTTCTTCAGGCGGTGCACCCATAGGAGGCTCCGCCATTGGTGCTTTCGCGGCATCTGGGTACAAATCCGCAACAGCTTGTCGTAAAGCGTCAGCCGGACTCGAACCATTGTTTCTGTAAATGTCTGCGATAGCTAATACTTTTTGTGCGGGTAGGCCATCCTCTCCCAGTTCAGGATGCGCGGCTGCCAATTCTTCGGCTGCAGCGAGGTAGTCGTTTTCGTCCTGCACGGCTTTACCGTCAATCTTGGTACGGTGCGCGTTCTCCGCAAACCGGTGGTTTTGTAACTGACGGTATAGCTGTTTCGCTTCTTCCATGTTGCCGTACATGATCGCATCGTGATAGGCGTCTATCAGATCGTCGTGTGCCGCGCCTTCCGGTGAAGTGTACTCGCCAATGTCTTGCCCTGTTGGCGTGTGCATTTCCTGGCCTTTAGCCATTTCTTGCTCTTGCTCAATAGGCGACTCGTTCTGCTCATCGGTAGGCGTTTCCAGAATTTCTTCCTTCTCGTGGGCCGCAGCTTCTACAATCCCGCCACCTTCGTTTTCACCTGACATTCCAGGAGGCGTTTCGGCCACGATACCTTCGCCCTCGACTTCTCCGCCTTCCGCAAATCCAAGGATACTCGCTAACTTACCAGATGCCTTTTTCACGGCGTTGCTGTTATAGTTAGAGCCTTTAACTTGCGCCGTAATCGCGTCAATATCCGGGTCGCCCGAAACTTGTGGTTGTGTGGTCGGTGCAGGTGCCGGTTGCAGTTCCTTATCTTCAGGAACTTCGCCACCCTCCTCAAAGCCTTTAATATCCGCTTCGATAGAGTTTTTGTCCTGTTCCGCTTGAACGGGATTTTGGGTACTCATCGCAGGCTCTTCGGGTTTATCCTCGGAGTCTATTGGTTTACCCGCATTGCGTTGCGAGCTTCTTTTTCCCGCTTTCAAACGCTTTTGAGCGTTTTGGTCTTTGGAAAAGTCGCGAGCAGGTTCATCCTTGTTCGCTTCTTCTTTTTGACCATCGGCAGTGTTATCAGCCATGTCAGTTATCCCCTTTAGGTACTTGCGTCTCTCGACATGTTAGTATCGACTAGCACATTGATACTAAATTAAGTATAGCATGTCAAGAAACAGTTATTGATTCAGATAGAATAAACTCTATCGCCATAGTGTTGAGCTGCTAAATCCTCAGCTCGGATTTGCTCCTCTGCAGCTTCTGCGTTAGCCAGAGCTTCATCGAGCCAGTGTAGAAACAGTTCGGGTATGCGAGCTTCGTACTGCAACGCCGCCACCAATTTGGCATTGGTCGGATCAACTCCAGCCAATCTCTCTAATGCGTCCTCTCGGCTCTGTTTTGCTTTTTCCAGAAGGTGCTTTCCTACCGGATCTCGCGTAATGAAATGCTCTGTGTGAACCCCGATCTGCACTTTTTGCATTAACGGGTCTGTCGCGTAGACGCCTGCGGTATCTGTCATAAGCTATTAATCCCTGCTGAAATTCCGACATCCGGGTTTGGTGGAAAATTAGGATGCGAGTTTTGAGGAAGTGGTTGCGCAGGCATGACGGGAGGCTGCGTGATAGCTGGCGCTCCGTTGTGATCGACGAAACCGGACGATTTCAAGACCTCATCTGTTGCGGGCGCTAATCCTGGGTTCTGAGCAATAACAGCAGCGGTGTTAGCAGCTTCGTAAACGCTGGTAACGTTTTGAGAAGACGTTTTCGCGATAAGCAGTTTAATGTTCTCGCGCATTTCTTGCAGCTCAAGTTCGTGTCGGCTTTTCTCAAGTTCGAGTTTCATCATCGCAACTTGCAGCTTGCCTTGCTCAATCTGATTCTTACTTTCAATCTCTTGCATTTTAAGCTGTACAGCGGGATCTTGCTGTTGCTGGACTTTTAAAAAGTTGAAAAACCTGTCGCCGTTGTCATATCCGGCTTGCGAGAATATCTCTTTAGCCAGTTCTGCACCGTTTAAAGCTTGCGCTGCGTCTGGTATAAGCTGTGTTACGGTAGCTACGGCTGTTTGAATTTTCTGTAAGCGTTGTGTTGGGCTTGTAGACCCCATACCTACGTTTACAGACACGCAGAACCGTTGTGCAAAGAACTCTTTGTAAACTCTTTGAAGCCCCGCTTTTTTAGCGGATACTTTCATCGCAGTTGCATCTGTTTCGTATTCGGTTATAAGTTGCACCAACTGCCTCAAAACAGGCTCTATCCATGTTTCAGTGATGGTTCTAAGCTCCATCTCCCGAACCTTGTTGCCGGATTCAGCCATCAAGTTCATGCCGGTCGCTGTTTCGTGCATTCGGCGGTTGGAATTGACCGTAGACCCTGTTGTGGACCCTGTTAGGTCGTCAATCGACAAGTTCATTCGGTCTTCCTCTTGAAAGGAGGAAGCGGTTACATCTTGCACCGGTAGCGGCGATACGTGGGAATCTAAAGCGCCCGCAGCGGAAACACCGATTAGACCGCCTGGGGTGTTGCGTGATAACGCTCTGACATCAACATGTCCTCCAGATCGGTACAGCATTCGGCGGTTAAGAACCTGTCTTACGTTATCAAACCGTTGGTTCTTTAACTCGTTGAGCGCCCGCTGCATGTTCGACATGAGTCCTACGGGACTTTCGGGAACCGCTCTATCCGGTTCCACTTCAATGCACCCGATAACATAATCACGTTTTCCACCAGCCCACGGGATAACTTGGCTGAGCGGAACTGGGTCTGACAGTAAAATCTGAGTGCCTACCGTGTAAAACAGCCAGTCTTTACCGCCGACTCTTGCAATGTTCCGGTGAATCCACACTATGCGGAAACGGTTATCCACCTCCGTAATGTTGGCCTTCGGGTCCACTTTTCCAGATCTTGCTCGGCGGGTCGGATCTATGTTGTCCCTATTGCCTGCCGAAAGCAATCCGTTTGCAGGAATGCGCCTCCACGAAGGCTCACCGCTTTTAGCATCGTCCCCTTTCTCCATCTTGTCTAGCACGTCCCCTAAAAACATCGGGATAAGCTCTACGAGGTAGGGGGATGAGTTCGCGGGGTCTATCCAGTCTGCGGCTGGCGATATACGGATGTTTTCCGTGGGAATTAGTTTTACTTTTGGTTCGTCAGTAATAACGTGGGTTTTGTAGTACTCTGTCCCGTCTACTATGTCTACTGTTTCATCCTCGTAGTCGTATTCCCAAGACTGCCGGGATACCACTACACCCATTACGGCTGACTCAGACACCCCGCCTAGAATAGTCTGATACCAAGGGATCGTGTTTGACAGTCGGTAATTGAGCAGTTCTTTCATGAAACTGGCGGCATTGACCTGCATGATACTGTCTTGGTCAACCGCTTCTATGGACACTACGTCCATGTTAGAGAAGTAGGCGGCAGCAGCAGAGGCTTGAATGTCCCTTACAAGAGTTCGGCTTTTCGGAAAGAAATAGTTAGATCGGTGTTTGTTGCCTTCCAGCGTGATCGGTGAACCTGGGGCGTGATCGGAACGGTAGTGCGCTAAATTTCGGTTCCAGATGTGCCGTTGGTACGCCTGCAGCCACGTTTCGCTAGAATCATAGGCGTTTCGCGCTATTGTGACCCAGTATTGGTGATCTCTGCTCTGCTCCGGCGTCACTATTGAAGTGACGTTGACAGCGCCCATGCTGTCCACCGCATTTTTAACAGGGGTTTGATAACCCCTCGCCGGTCTGTAGTCCGCGCCTTCAAGCGGCGCTTGCGGATCTGTGGTAATAGGCATTTTACGTCCCGTTAAATTGATTGCGCTGAGCTTTTATTCTCTCATACCCTGGATTGTTGTCCGGTACGGCGTCCACATTGGGTATGATCAGTCCGTTAGGCGTGTTTATCTTAGACCGAACATCGTCCGTATCTCTTGCCCCCCGTACCACAAACCCTAAAGCCTCTAAAAGTTCACCCCCGCCCCGCATAACGGATTTCATCTCGATTCGATCAAGATCTTTCGGATTGATCAAATACTTTACTTCTGTAGGTATGTCTACAAGACTGATAAGCATACTGCCTATAGACGCTTCCGTTGCGCGTGTAAACTCTACACCCCATTTATAGCCTGGGTAGTGCCTTAGCAAGACGCGCAACGCTTGAGCGGCGAGTGCTTGCTCTTCTGGGGAGTCTGTTAGGAGTGAGTTGTTGCGGATATTTTCGAGTTTAGCCATGCTTTAAGGGTTCGTGTTGGTTGCTAAGTCTGGATCTGCGGCGTACGGAAACGGTTTTCCGTAAACGCCTTCTCCCTGATAGTTTGACATGAAAACCTTCGCGCCACCACCAAATTCGTAAACTGGGTATGCTTCCTCAACACCACCTGTCGCGTGGTCGTAAAGCTCTAAGTAGTCAAATTCGTTATAGTCGTTCATGCGTTGCCTCCAATTTCACAACTGTATAGCATGTTTAGTAACATTTTAAAAGCGGCGATACTTAGCCATCCGCAGAAATCTCTTTAGATGGCGGCGTGTTTCTAGCCCTGCGAAGGCCGAACAAACCACTTCGCTTAGTGTATTTCTCAGACAGCGTTATTTCTATCGCAAGATCCACCGCCGCATTTACTCTGCCGACCAGATAAGGGTTCCCGTCTTTCAAAGGCCCCTCCATCAGATCTAAAGCATGGCTTGTGAGTATTTCAGTGTAGTCGCGATTGTAGAAAGGCATTGTGCTTAGAT